GGCTGCCGCGCGTCAGATGATGACGAATGACCAGTACATGCAGGAGTTTGAGTGTAGTTGGAATGCGAATGTTCCAGGTGCGATTTATGGTGCTGATTTAGAGAAGATTGCCGAGGCTGGTCAGATTACGAAGGTGCCTTATGATCCGAGTGCCAAGGTGGACACATGGTGGGATTTGGGCGTGGGAGATAGCACGAGCATACTGTTTACCCAGACGATTGGTCGTGCTGTTCATGTGATTGATTACTATGAGAACAGAAACCAGGGGCTGCCGCATTACTGCCAGATATTGAATGAGCGTGGTTATTTGTATGGCACGCACAATGCGCCCCATGACATTGAGGTGAGGGAGTTGGGGTCTGGGAAGTCTAGGCGGGAGACTGCTTGGGATTTGGGTTTGAATTTTCGTGTTGTGCCTAAGTTGCCATTGGAAGATGGGATACATGCGGCTCAGATGTTGATACCGCGTATTTGGTTTGACCGTGAGAAGTGCAAGCAGTTGTTGGAGTGTTTGCGGCAGTATCATCGGGCGTATAATGATAAGAACAGGACGTTTAGGGCCACGCCTGTGCATGATTGGTCTAGCCATGCTGCTGATGCGTTTCGGTATTTTGCAGTTGGTTTGCGGGAGAGCGGCCCGAGTTACAAGGCACCACAGGTGCAGGCGGTGATGGATTATGACCCGTTTGCGGCGTGAGTATAGGGTTGCTGAGTTTTCTGATGCGCATGCGTTTACTGAGCTGTGCGAGAAATTTCAGGCTGAGAGTTACCAGCGGTTTGCTGATTTTGACTTTGTTAAGATGCATCACTGGGTTGTTGCGCGGATTGAGAACGGCGACAGCGAGGTGTTTTCGTGCTGGCAGGATGGTGAGCTGATTGGTGGGTTGATTGGGATGCTGCATTATTATCCGTATAGCAACACTCTAGTCGCGGGGGATTATATGTGGTACGTTGTGCCTGAGCATCGTGGCGGCATGGTTGGCGTGCGGCTGATGAAGATGTTTGAAGATTGGGCGTTGTCGTGCGGTGCTGTTCATATATCGACAGGTGCAACGTCAGGAATACATAACGAGCGCGGGATGCGTTTGTTGGAGCGTTTAGGCTATCGTGCAGTTGGCACGATTATGCAGAAAGGTGGATTGTAATGGGTGGTTTTTGTGGCGGTGGCAGAAGTAGCAGTAGCTCCTCTAGTGATACGGATAGAGCAGTAAGCCAAGCCGTAAATGACGGCGGGACGAGAACTTACACTGCGGGTCTTAGAGATGACTTGACGATGGGGTTGTCTACGATTGGTTTAAATAAGAGGGATCAGGTCGCCAAGCTTTCAAGCATGGGTTATAGCGACAGTGCTATTGAGGATTATCAGTATCGAACTGCTCAAACGCAAGCTGCGAACCAGCCACCACCCCCCAATGACGACAACGACAGGCCTGCTCGAGAAATACCACCACAGCCCCCTGTTATTGTTGAACCCGAACCCGAGGTAGAGGTAACGCCAGAGCCAGAAATCACCCCTCCACCCGCCCCGCCGATTACTGTTTCTGATACATCGTATGATCCTGGCCCTGCTGAGACAGCCGTGATTGAGAAAGCGGAAGAGAAGACGGGGCAAGCTGGAACGATTAAGACAACGACAAAAGGCTTGACGACAACAGCAAAGACCCGCCGCCGTAGGTCTATGATTAGCGGTGAGGAGCTTGAAGAAGGATTGTTGTCTTGATGTATGGTGCAAAGAATATTGCTGGTGAGATGGGGCGCAAGTCGTCCCAGCCTGCCAAGCGCCGTGCGGACATGACTGTTGATCCTTTGGAGCGGTTGAGCCAAAAGATGGCTGGGCGCATGCAGGGCGGTGCTGTTGAGGGCAAGGAGAAGCGCAAGAAGCGTTCGATGTTAAATAGTATTGGAATGATGTAATGGCACAAGTAAATCCGTTGATTGCGCAGCTAGACCGTAGATACAAGACGTTGCAGACGCAGCGGTCAAATTGGGAAAAGCACTGGCAAGAGCTTGCGGATTATATGTTGCCGCGAAAAGCCGACATTACGAAAAAGAGAACCCAAGGTGATAAGCGTACCGAGCTGATCTATGACGGCACTGCCGTCCATGCTGTAGAACTCCTCTCTTCCTCTCTACATGGTATGCTTACTTCTCCCAGTACACCTTGGTTCTCTATGCGGTATCGTGACCCTGCGTTACAAAACAACGATGCCGCAAATGAGTGGTTGGAGCTGTGCATGGATCAAATGTACAAAGCCTTCAACCGCTCAAACTTTCAGCAGGAAATCCATGAGCTGTATTATGATCTAGTGGTGTTTGGCACGGCTGCCTTGTACTTAGAAGGCGATCAGGACGGCCTGCGGTTTTCTGCGCGTCACATTGCTGAGGTGACTGTGGCTGAGGATGCTGATGGCAAAGTTGATACGGTTTACCGCAAGTTTAAGATGACATCACGGGCTGCGGCACAACGATTTGGCGAAGACAACTTGCCAACGCAGATGACGAAAGACTTGAAAGACGATCCGCACAAAGAGCATGACTTGGTGCATGCTGTGTATCCTCGGACAGAGGCGAAAGGTAAGCTGGCAAAAAACAAGCCAGTTGCGTCTGTGTATTATCATTTAGATAGTAAGCACTTAATATCTGAGAGTGGCTTTGATGATTTCCCGTTTATGGTTCCGCGCTTTGTAAAAGACAGCGTTAGCACTTACGGACGATCCCCAGCGATGAATGCGCTGCCAGATGTTAAGATGCTTAACAAGATGTCGGAAACAACAATTCGGGCTGCTCAGAAGCAGATTGACCCGCCGTTGATGGTTCCTGACGATGGATTTGTTTTGCCAGTGCGCACAACGCCAGGTGCGTTGAATTTTTATCGCACGGGTACGCGGGATCGTTTGGAGCCGTTGCAGATTGGCGCAAACAATCCACTAGGTTTAAACATGGAAGAGCAGCGGCGTAATGCGATCCGCCAAGCCTTTTATGTAGATCAGTTGTTGATGTCACAAGGCCCAGCGATGACAGCGACTGAAGTGTTGCAGCGCAATGAAGAGAAAATGCGGCTGCTCGGGCCTGTACTCGGACGATTGCAGTCCGAGTTGTTGCAGCCTCTTATATCCCGCTCCTTTGCGCTGCTGCTCAGGAATGGACTGTTACCAGCCGCTCCTGAGCAACTACAAGGCCAAGACATTGACATCGAGTATGTCAGCCCCTTGGCGAAAGCGCAGCGCCTAACCGACTTGCAGTCTATGCTGCGCGGATTTGAGGTGATGATGCAAGTTGCTGAAATTGCGCCTGTCATGGATTATTTAGACAGCGATAAGCTTGTGCAGTATTTAGTTGAAGTCACTGGCATCCCAGCTCGTGTGATCCGCAGTGATGATGAGGTTGCACGCATCCGTAGGCAGCAGCAACAGGCACAGGCGCAGCAAGCGCAGATGGAGCAGCAGATGATGAATGCCGAGGCGGCAGGGCAAGTTGCGCCACTGGTTAAAGCAGTGGGTGGTCTTGAGCAATGAAGAAGGTAGAAGAGTTAAAGCTGGCCTATCGTCGCACGTTTAACAGCGATGATGGGGCAGTTGTGCTAAGTGATCTCAAAACCCGCTTTGGGTTTGAGACAACCACTTATTCGGACAATCCTTACGAAAGTGCATTTAATGAAGGTCAGCGTGCAGCAGTGCTGCTGATTGTCCGTATGCTGACCGAAGGAAAGGAACCTCAATGAGCGAAGAGGTAGCAGACACAGGTGGCGGCGAAGCGGTAGCAGCAGAAGCAGCCCCAGCAAGTTTTTTAGAAAGCTTGCCAGAAGATTTACGCAACGAGCCAAGCTTGCGCACGTTTACAGACCCAGGGTCACTGGCGAAGAGCTATGTAAATGCCCAGCGCATGATTGGCGCAGACAAGGTTGCGATCCCTGGGCAGTCAGCCACGGACGATGACTGGCGTGAAGTGTATACGCGTTTGGGCGCTCCGACAGAGGCAAGTGCTTATGAGTTTGAAGGGGACATCCCTTTAGACGATGGATACCTAGACGCGTTTCGCAATCACGCACTGAATGCTGGCCTAAACGGGCGGCAGGCAAATCGAATGATGGATTTTGTGCGTGAGACAATATCTGGCATGAATGAAGCATCAGCGCAGGGCGCAGAGCAGGCGTATGAGGCTGGCAGACAAGAATTGCAGCAAGAGTTTGGTCAGGCGTTTGAGCAGCGTGTACAGATGGCGCAGATGGCTGCTACGCAGCTATTGGGCGGCACTGAGGTGTTTGACGAAATCACGTTGTCTGATGGGCGCATGTTGGGCGATCATCCTGAGATCATCCGCATGTTTTCCAACATTGCAGGCATGATCGGGGAAGATAATTTAGCTGGTGCGACAACCGAGCTAATTATGACCCCAGAAGAGGCATCACGTCAAATTGCAGAGATGACTAGACGAGATGGCCCATACTTTGATAGAATGCACCCAGAGCATGATACTTATGTTGCAGAAGTATTGCGACTACGGGAGTATGTGTAGTGGATAACCGCAAGGCCCACATGTAAACTTGTAAGTCAAGTGGAGTAGCTGCCCTAAGCAGTAGCACGGCCCCGCAAGGGACAACCAAGCGCAGCAAATCGTAAACTGAAACTGTAAGGGGATGACATAATGTCTACTCAAATCACTACAGCTTTTGTCAATCAGTTTTCCTCAAACGTCCAGATGCTATCACAGCAGATGGGTTCTCTGTTGCGTGCAGCGGTAGATACGGAAAGCGTGAATGGCGAAAAGGCTTTCTTTGACCAAGTGGGTTCAGCGGCTGCTGTCCTACGCACATCACGCCATGCGGACACACCGATTGTGGACACACCACACTCACGCCGTATGGTAACAATGTCTGACTACGAGTACGCAGACTTGATCGACGATCAAGACAAAGTGCGTTTGCTTGTTGATCCGACATCAACATACAGCCGTGCAGCTGCTGCTGCTATGGGCCGCGCAATGGATGACGTGATCATCTCTGCTGCTCTAGGCACAGCGTACACAGGAAAAGATGGTTCAACATCAACAGCGCTACCATCAGATCAGAAAATTGCAGTTGCATCATCTGGTTTGACAATCGCAAAGTTGGTTGAGGCAAAGCAAATCTTGGACGAGGGCAATGTTGATCCATCAATCGCTCGTCACATCGTTTGTGCGCCAAAGCAAATCTCTGATTTGTTGAACAACACGACTGTAACATCTAGCGACTATAACACTGTCAAAGCGTTGGCGATGGGTGAAATCAACACATTCGTCGGCTTCCAGTTCCATGTAAGCAACCGTCTAACAACAGACGGATCAGGTGACCGCCAGGTTATCGCGTTTGCTGGTGACGGCATCAAGCTTGCAGTTGGCAAAGAGCCAGCGGCTCGTATTGATGAGCGTGCTGACAAGTCATACGCAACGCAAGTTTACTACTGTCAATCAGTAGGTGCTACGCGTATGGAAGAAGCCAAAGTCGTCGAAATCGCGTGTAGCGAATAAGAAGGAGACTAGAAAATGGCTACTGTATATTCAGCACAACGCACAAATTCACGCGCAAC